TGGTAAATGCAGCCCGTGTTTCTTTTAATAATGAGAGTAAAGAGTTAGATAATAAGGATCGTAAGCTCATTAAGTATCTTGCAGACCATGAGCATTGGTCTCCCTTTGCTCACCCACAGATCAGTTTACGAGTCAAGGCACCTATCTTCGTAGCTAGGCAGTTAGCTAAACATCAGGTAGGATTTGCATGGAATGAGGTAAGTAGAAGGTATGTTGATAGTGAACCCGAATACTATTGGCCTTATAAATGGAGAAAAAAAGCAGACAATGCGAAGCAAGGTTCTTCTGATGAAGAATACCAATCAAAAGATATTGTGTTATCTGAAGAGCATTTGAAACAATTACATTCTCTCTATTACCAAATGATATTGGATGGTTGCTCTCCTGAACAGGCACGGATGGTGTTACCGCAAGCAACATACACTGAATGGATATGGACGGGATCGTTGTTAGCTTACGGTCGCATGTGTAAGCTACGATTAGACGGTCATACACAGAGAGAAACACAACAAGTAGCACAAATGATTAGCGGTATCATTGAACCCCTATTCCCCGTAAGTTGGTACTACAGTGTAGCAACAGAGCATCTTAATGTCTGAAGTATATAAAGATGCTGGTGTTGATGTTTGTGCTGCTAACGAATTAGTATCTAATCTGGGAATAGAAGGGTTATGATTGCTGTTGTAGATAAAGAACATGCAGAATGTATACCCCATTCTGTAATACTTGGTGATTTAATGGAGATAAACAATGACTGAAATGAAAATTTAAATGGATAAAGATGAAAAATTAAAAATGGATTACTTACTATGTGATCTATTAAAAACTACAACGAATCAGCTTAATGAAGAAATACCCTTAACCCTTCTGAATGTTTGGAGAAAGATAGCCTCTAGATATTCTAGAGATTTATATGAGGAAGAATTATTGATGAATAGTATTACATTCAATATTATTTCTGTGTTAAACCAAGAGATAGAAACTATGAAGATGTGTCGAAAGGATAAGGATGATATAGAATATAAGATGGTACTTAGGTGGCTAACTAATAGAGTTAGAGAATTAGAAAATGAATAAGGTAACACCTTATAAAGATGTAAGCTGGTATATTAAATGGATAGCAAGCTATCTATTAATAACTGCAACTGTACTAAGAGCAGCAGGATTATATCATACTTATGATGTAGCTTTGTGTGCGGTAGGTACAGCAATGTGGGGATATGTGGGGTACAGATGGAATGATAGAGCTTTAACTTTGATTAATACAGTAGCTTGTTTAGTACTAACTACGGGTCTTGTTAAAATATTATTTCAATAGAGGAATGATAAGATGACAACATTAAATCTTGACCATGCAGCTATAGTAAATAGTAGATCAATGTACCAGAAGAATGTACATGATGCTGGTTCTTACTCACATAAAGTTATCAAAACCCCTACTGATATAAAGCTAGGAAAGAAAGTCAACAAAGGTAAGCTTAAAGGAGCTAAGATATACATACTTACTTTGGAAGAACGTGTTACTTGTGATGATGATTGTGAACATTGGCTTGATTGTTACGGTAATAATATGCCCTTCGCTCACAGATTCATAGTGAACGATGCTCTGTACCCTGCTATCGAACGTGATCTGGATGCGATAGATGCTAAGGGTAAGCCCTATCAGCTAAGACTCCATGTTCTAGGAGACTTTGAGTCTATCAGGTATGTAAACTTCTGGGAGTATCAACTGAAGATAAGAAAACTATTGAACATCTATGGATACACTAGACACCATCCAACTAAGCCTATAGGTATGGCCATAGAAGCTCTCAGAGCCTCGTACAGAGCTAGATTCGCCATAAGGTTTAGTAACTATCCAGATGATCCTTTCTCTGCTCAGAGTGAGAACGTATCCACTGATGGTATAGGTTGTCCACATCAACTAGGTTTAGTAAAGAGTTGTGGTGATTGTGCTTTGTGCTGGACTATGCCTGATAAATCTATTATATTTTATGACCACTAGGAGAACTAAGATGGATGATATAAATCTTACTAATAAACAGATAAATTATATCGCTGCATATATTGAAGAAGAAGAACGAGAGATATATCCTGACTCTAGTGATATGGATTATATTGTGTGTGTAGATGAGATGATACGAGAGGCTATACAAGCATGGAATATCTCTTTGTTGTAAATCAAGGTATACAACATACACGATAATGAAAAAAATTGATAATGTAGAGGAAAAACTTAGTGATCTCATAGCTGAGAATAAAATATTAAAAGAAATAATATATACTTTATCATCTGATAATAAACAAATAGTAAATGATTCTATTAAATTAGCTATAGAAAGAGATAAGAAAAGCAGAAAAGGTTTGATAAAAGTCTATGAACTTTTCTTTTAATAAGGTAGTATCTCATGATAGGTATTGTTTATAACATGGTGGTGGAAATGAAATCTAATGAAAAACATTTCAGTAAAAGTCGTTATGCTAGGATAAGAGAATGGAAACTATTCAGAAAAAGAGTAGTACCCTCTAAGAAAAGATATGATAGAAAGAAATTAAAACTTGACATGAGAAAGGAAGAGAAGTAATGTCTTTCACAACAGGAAAGGGTTTAATAAAAGATAAGACAAAACCTACTGAACCTAGTATTGTTAATTTCATATTATCTCATACAGAATATACTGAGCTATGGTTAAAATTTAAAAATAATGAGAATAATAGTAGAACATTTGAACTTATGAAAAAACTTATGAAGGATCACTCTGCTCTTCTAGAAGGAACCATTAAACAATCTGTAATAAAGATAGTATGGTCAGATGGTTTTGGTGAGGATAAGGATTGGAATGAAAGTTATGGAGAAAAGAAATCGAAGAAGTAAGAAAGAATGGAAGTGGAATAATAATATAAAAATTAAATATCAAAAGAGAAAGAAGATAGAAGATGAATATAAAAACACAAATAAAACCAGAAATAAATACAAGAGAAGGGATAGACAAAATCCACAGATCTTGGATTAAAGTTCACTTATCCCTCTTAGAGAAATGGGACGATCAACAATGGAAATTGTATAATAATAGTAAAGATTCTTACTTTATTAATCCTTGGAAGTGGGTTACCATATCAACTGGTAAGACAGCAAAAGAATCGAAAGAAAATGCAGAAAATATTATTTCTGGATATAGAAACTGATGGGTTGGATGCAACTAAAATACATGTTTGTGTATGTAAAGATATAAATACAGATCAATTAACTTATCATACTAGAGCCCATACATTTAATACTTTACTAGAGAACTATGATACTATAGTTGGTCATAATATTTTATCTTTTGATGTTCCAGTTTTAAATAAACTTTGGAAATCAAACATACCTTTTACAAAAATATGTGATACATATATATTATCTTCTCTATTTAATCCAGATAGAGAAGGTAAACATTCTTTAAAAGCATGGGGTAAAAGATTAGGATTAGATAAAATAGAGTTAAAGAGTTTCTCTTCTTTTAATAAAGAAATGTTAGACTATTGTATCAATGATGTAGAAATTACTCATAGACTTTATGAATATTTGATAGGTACAGAGAAGAGAGATTTCTCTGATAAATCAATAGCTTTAGAGCATAAGATAAGGTACATTATTAACAAGCAACAAGACTATGGCTTCTATCTTAATGTAGAAAAAGCTCATAAGCTGATGATGGAAATACAAAACAAAGCTGAAGATATAGAAGAGAAACTATTAAGAAAGGTTCCATTAAAAGCTTCTTTAGTTAAAGAAGTTATCTTAAAGATAAAGAAAGATGGCACACTATCCAAAGCGGGGCTTAAAAATTATGATGTTACTAATATCTGCGGTAATTTTTCTGCAATTGAGTTTAAGAAATTTAATCTTGCATCACCAAAGCAAATCATTCAGAGACTAGATCAATATGGGTGGAAGCCTATTGAGTTTACTCCTAAAGGTTCTCCCAAGATAAGTGAGAAAAATCTACAGACTATCTCATCTTCTGCACCAGAAGAGGTTAAGAGATTAGCAGAGTGGAAGATGATGAAGACTAGAGTTAAGACCATCGAAAGCTGGCTTGAGTCTGTGGATTGTAACAACAGAGTACATGGTAAAGTTCTAACAACAGGTGCTGTGACAGGTCGTATGATTCATGCAGAACCTAACATGGCAAACATAGTAGCTAACAGTAAGCCATATGGAAAGGAATGTAGAGCTTGTTGGACCATACCTGATGATCAGCATGTTCTGGTAGGTATGGATGCCAAGGGATTAGAGCTTAGGATGCTTGCTAACTACATGAAAGACGAGAGATACATCCATGAGGTGTTAGAGGGTGATCCTCATACCTACAATCAAGAGCTAGCAGGTCTCCCCACAAGGACAGCAGCAAAGACTTTTATATATGCATTCATCTATGGTGCTGGTGATCAGAAGATAGGTTCGATTGTAGGTGGTTCAACAAGAGAAGGTAGAGACTTGAGACAGAAGTTTTTATCTGGTCTTCCTAAACTTGATACACTTATAAAAAGTGTACAGAAATATTCTGAAAGAGGCTATATAAGAGGTGTAGATGGTAGAAGAATCATAGTTCGTAGACCATATGCTGCCTTGAATACGCTCTTGCAAGGAGGTGGAGCTATCTGTTGCAAGCAATGGTCGATCTTCCTTGATGAAGAAATAAACAAGAGAAAACTAAATGCACATCTTGTGAATACGATTCATGATGAACAACAATATGAAGTTCACAGAGATGATGCAGAAGAACTTGTTGACATAGCAGATTCATGCATGTTACGAG